AGACGGGCAGCCTTTGTATTCTACTGCGCATCCAATCTCAACTGGAACCTCTGCAAATACATTCTCTATCCCAGTTGGTCTAAATGAAGCATCTTTGAATGACTTGAACGTTTTGCTTTATAACATTAGATCTGCAGCTGGTATTAAGAACCCATACAGAGCAAGAAAGCTTATCACAACTCCAACTCAACAATTTACCGCAAGTATTTTGACAGGCTCTAAATATATGCCTGACTCTGCAAACAACGCGATAAACCCTGTTGTCGAAACTGGAATGTTCCCAGAGGGGTATTCAATTAACCCTTATTTGACAGCTCCTTACTCTTGGTTTGTCATTACAGATTGCCCAGTTGGATTTAAGCATATTGTTCGTGAAGAGCCTTATTTCTTCACTGATACAGATTCTTCTACTCAAAACGTAGTTGTAACAGTGTCTGAAAGATATGCCTTTGGTAACTCTAACTGGCGTTCTACAGCAGGCTCTCAAGGCGCTTTGTAACAAGGAGATAAGTGGATGCCAATTGCTCCCAGTGTAACACAAGGATCTGCATTTGCAGATGGAGTACGTGTTGGAACCGTTCGAGGTGGGCCAACTAATATAAATACAGGAACTGCACAAAATCCTGTGTATGTACCAGCCGCGTACCCAACTTTTGATAATGGTGCGCCAGGAATCCCTCTTGGTATTGATTATCCCTATATAATTACGCCTTTAGCTGCATCTGCAACCAATTTGTTTCCAGCGGCTGCAATCGCACAGCCAGGCCCTTTGACTTTAACTGCCGGTGCAGGTGTTGTTGTTGATACGACAACTTTCCAGGGATATACGGCCTATGATTTAGGTGTTGCTAGGAATATTTCGATTACGCCTGCTGCAACCGTAAACGCAATCACATTCACAATTTCTGGATGGGATATGTATAAAGCACAAATTGTTTCTCAAATTACGGTTGCAGCAGGAAATATAGTTGTCTCTAATTTTAGCACGATGCGGTGGATCCACACTATTCAAGCATCCGCTGCAACGGGCGGTGGAACAATTTCAATTGGAACCGGTAATCGTTTTGGATTTCCATATTATGTTCCAAATCAAAGTTATATTCTTCCCGTTTGGAATGGTGTTCCTGATTATAAATGGGCTGCAGTTCCTGAAGTAATGCAATTGCAAGGAGCATTTATCGTTGGAAGTGCAACCTTCCCATCAACTTCAACATCTATAGATGTAAGAGGAACTTATAGTCCAAATCCGGCTGATCTTCCAGATGGGACAAAGACACTTGCTGTTCGAATCTTAATGCCTCTCGTTGATCCAATCTATACGCGTGGAACAAGTGTTCCAACAAAGAATGCATATGGATTTCCTCAATATAATACTGGATGGCTGTAAAGGAACATAAATCATGGTTTCTCTTACCCAAGGATCTGCGTTTGCAGATGGAATAAGAATTGGAAATGTACGAGGGGGGCAGACCTATATTAATACAGGCACCCCTGAAGAACCTGTTTGGGTTCCGGCTTCTTATCCAACGTTTGATAACGGCGCTCCTGGAATTCCAAAGGGCGTAGATTATCCTTTTGTAATTATTCCATCTGCAAATGAAGTTAGCAATTTAGTTGCAGATACTACTCTTATAAATGCAGGAGCCATTCCCTTAACTGCTGGTGCTGGTGTCACTTTAGATACAACAACTTTTCCAGGGTATAATGCTTATGATTTAGGAGTTGCTAGAACTCTTCTAATCACGCCAAATGGAACAACTGCTGATATTACATTCACAATTTCTGGATGGGATATGTATAAAGCTCCAGTAGTTGAAAATTGCGTAGTTGAAAGTGGAGACGCTTCTCAAACAACTAAAAAAGCTATGAGATGGATCCACAGTATCCAAGCATCTACTGGAAGTGGAGCTGGAACCATTGAAATTGGAACCTCTAATATTTTTGGTCTTCCATATAGATTGCTAGATGCTTCCTATATTCTATCTATATGGAATGGCGCTTGGGATTATATTTGGTATCCAGATCCTGGTTCTCTTGATACAGAAGCAATTATTTTATTAGGAGATTCAACATTTCCAGCAACTGCAACGACCGGAGATGTCCGAGGAACTTATCAGTTTGAAACTGTAAACGGTGACGGAAATACAGTGTTAGCTTTAAGGATATTAAATCCTTATATGGATCCATATTATTTGATTAAAAATGGATTAACTGAAGAACCTAAGATGGTATACGGCGTTGCTCAATACTCAACAGGATGGTTGTAATGTCGATTCCTATAACACTTCTTTGGAATGCTCCTAGTGCAAATTTTATCGGATTACTTCAATCTCGTTTAAATGCTGGCCCCATGGTTTTGACAAATCCAACTGGGGTTTCAATTCCAAACTTTGCAAGAACGGTTAGCTTTACTTCTGCATTTAATAACTCGGCGATGGCATTTACCATAGTTGGTAAAGATATTTACGGGAATGTAATTACAGAAGCTCCAATTGCTGGTCCTAACGCAAATACAGTTGAAAGTGTTAATTCCTATAATTTTATCACCAGCATTACTGCAAGTGCGGCTTTTACCTCAGTTAGTGTAGGCACTGGTACAGGAGGACAAAGTATCTGGGTTGTTCTTAATCCTCTTAATGTCGGAGCTCAAACATCTTTGAATGCAACAGTTACTGGTACAGTTGCATATTCAGTTGTTAGAACCCCTATTGATGTTAACAAGTATCCTTTTCCAGCCCCTGCAAATGTTTATACATATCCAGTAGTTGCTGCTCTTACTGCTGCAACTACCAACCAAGCTTATGAAATGACAATTCCATCTATGGGAGTTCAGCTTCAAATGGCACAAGGCGCTGGAAATACTGGAACTGTTGCTTTTACTGTCCTACAGCAAGGGGTTTGTTAGTGAGTAAAAATCCTTTTAAAAGACCCAAAAAAGAAGTGATCATTGAATATAGATCTCTGTCTGATGCTCGTCGAAAGAAAGATGAACCTATTAAAGCAACTCGTTGTAATGAGTCTTTAATGCGTGAAATGGGTAACATTGCATTAATTTTCTCTAAATTCCGCCATAAGCCATGAGGTGAAGGATGACAACTTCCGGCACCTATACTTTTCAATCAACTCCGGGAGATTTGATTCTAAGAGAAGCCTTTGAAAGATGCGGAACAACAGGGGAAGTTGTAAGCGGACTTCAGGTCCAATCTCTTATTAACAGTGCTAATTATATGTGTTCCGATTGGATTAACAGAGGAACCAACTTAAGCACCATTAATCCTGGAATGGTTAGTATTGTACCAGGACAAGCTATGTATCTCCTGCCCGCTGGAACAGTTGATATTGTTGGCTATGAAATGTCTAGGGCAACAATCATTCGTCAATTAAATGGACTGGCAACCAGTAGCAGTGGCACTGCGCAAAATGCATTTGATGGAAATCCAAATACTTCATGCACGCAAAACGCCCCTAATGGTTATATTGCATATGACTATGGTGTCGGAAATGGTTGGGCGATTTGGTATGTAGGGATTACATCAAACCAAACTCTTGATTATACCCTTGAGGTCGATTGTTCTTTTGACAACATTGGTTGGGTTGCAGTCAATAAACCAAAAAAACAAACTTATGTAAAAGGCCAAACTAATTGGATTGTTATAAGAGTTCCGCCTTATGCCAGATCCTGGCGTATTATTGAAACAGCAGGTGCAACTCTTGATATTCAAGAGCTTTATTTTGATACGCCTTCCATCAGCGTTCAGATGAATCGCCAATCTAGAGATTGGTATTTATCAGTTCCCAATAAAAGCACCATTGGCGTCCCATCTTCTTTTATCGTAACTCGGACAAGGACTCCTTATTTTACGGTTTATTTAACACCGAATAGTACGAACAACGCGTTTATTTTTAACGTTCAAAGTTATTACGAAGATTTTAATACGCTCGTTCAAGAAGCTGATATTCCTCAAAGATTTATGGATGCATTTGTAAGTGGTCTTTCCGCTCGTCTTGCACAGAAATTTTATCAGGATAAATATCCAGCTCTTTCACAAGTTGCAAATGAAACATATCAAGCAGCTGCAAGAGCAGATGTTGATAGTGCTCCAATTGTAATTGGCGCCACAAGTTCACTTCTTTATTAGGAATAAGAAATGGCAAAACCTAATAGATATT